TATGAACTTCATATTCCAAGCAGGCAACGCACAGTTAGTTGCAACAGGTATCGTACCATCTCAGACTCCTAACCTTGCAAAGGTTACATTCTCAAACGGACAGGCAGCAGGCGTGACTATCTCTCCTGCAAAGCTTGAACGCTACTGGAATGTATTAGAAGACGGCAACCTGTCTCCTAAGTTCTTAACGGCCGAGGGACGCCTTGTTCCTACGTTCGAAGTTAAGAACATTGGCGGCACTCTGATGATTGTCGAAGCGGCTTCTAACCGTCCTATCGTGCTCTAATGCACGGTAGGCGGTTCACCGCCTTTTTAGCTAGCCACATAGCTACCCATTTACGTAGCTGCATTGTTCACTCACTAAATCTATTCACCGTGAAAAGATCTAAGTCTTTGCTATTTAAGACGTGGGAGATGTTCCGTAGCTGGTATAACACCATGAGACTACGGTTCAGTACGCTCAAACTGAGCTACATAAAGTTCTCTCCGGGTCATAACCCAGTTAAAGTGGTTATAACTTATTGATAATCAGGTGTGTCTGAGTGATAGCCGCTCAGACCACCTTTTCTTATCCCTCTAAGTACTTTGTTTCCCAGAGTACTTTTGCCGCGGATAAGATAGCTATAAACTTATTACTATGATTATTCTACTTGGTTCTAACTACGACAAGAGTACAGAGATATATACATTCTTCTATCATAACACTGATACTAATTGGTATTATGATATGGCATGTAGAAACTCATTTGGTACTAGTGATATGAACTCACGTACTCCTAATATGACACGTGAAGAGTTCAAAGTATTAGCAGGTGATAGACTTGCTTAATACAAATGTTTCTAGCGGTTGTTAGAAATCCCTTGTTTAACGGACTGTGGGTTAACAGAACGTCTTAATGTACCATTCTATCTTCCCAAGGGATAGCATATGTAATCAGTGGGAGTCATGACCTAACCATCTACCTTATAAGAGTTTAATAAACTCAGGTCTAGAGAAATGGATGTATTACATGTGAGTACAGAGGGATCTGAAATAGGTGTTTATCTGTTCTACTTCATAGAATAGAAGCTTTATGGTGAGGCTTAAACCAAAAAACTTATAGTTGTCAGGTCTATATAACTGTCCAGTAGTTAGCTGTTCTAACTCTTCTCTGAGCTTCCCGGATTGTTAGGAGAATAGAAGTATTGTAACCCGGGTTTCTGTTGAGCCACAGATACAGCTCACAGTGGGTCGTGTTATGACGCGGCTCGAGACGGTAGACATAAGGTGACTCACTGTCACGCCTGTTTATGGAGAGCTATCTGGATACGTAAGTATCAAATCGGATAGTCTCAGTGATATAGCAGGTAAGGTCATAGATTATTTCTATTATCTCTATTATGTACCGTGTATCTAGCCGGGCAGTTAGTGCAGGCAGTTTTCAACCCAAGCCTTGAGCAAGCTGGGCCATTTTACATAAACTACAAGCTCTTTTTACTTACCCAAACCATCATTACCGTGAAAAAATTATTAACCCTGGTCATAGTACTGACCACTCTAATGTTATCCTGTAAAGTACAAGGTAACAACCAAAATCAGCCTGTTGCTACTATTATCTCTGAAAACGCAGACAAAGAAGGCCGTCCTATGTTTACTGTCAAGCTACCTAATGGTAAAACCTTAGAGCATATGTATGCAGAAGAAATAGCCCAAGGTTTGCTAGACGGCAAATGGATCTACGATGAAGCTATGACATTGGTACCTGAATCCTGTTATCAGGTTACCCTGGAACAAGACAGTATCCATATCGTGGACCGTGACCGTCCTGTTGCTGTAGTGAGCTACAAGCAGATCGGTATTTTAGACAGCATATTCACCAAAGACAACGAATAAACATATGAAGTACATACTTAAAATCATGCTATTGAGTATAGCAGTAATCCCATTATTTATATGGCAGGCATTGGTCTACATCTGGACCTTTAACAATTCAGGCTATAAAACCCTGAAACAAGACTATAAAGTAACAGTTAAGTCTTACTACCGCAAATTAGGTAAACGTACAGGCCCAACCACATTCTAAACCTTCTAATAACTTGTTTATGAAATCAACTAAAATCATGCTTGCTTTTATAGGTACATTTCTTTTAACCTGGTTATTCCTAGGTACCATGAACTACTTACTTTTCGGTGACTTATCCTTCCGCCAATCCGTTACACATGGTGGCGTAGGTATGATTATGCTCATCTTCGGATGGATTCCGTCAGTTGTAGTATCCATAGACCTTGACACCAAACTTTCTTAGGTACCATGGGTGATACCTAAACATAGTATATTATAGTACTTATACTATATACTATGTTATGGGTACCATGGGTGGTACTTCTGAAACTTAAATAATTACACGGATGGTTAGCCCTGGAGATAACGTCAAAGGGGTACATCTGTATTATTACTAACCACAAAACTAATTACATTGAAAAAGTTATTAATTATTACTGCTCTGGTTGCTGTAACAGCAACTAGCTGTGTTGTGTACAATCCACAGCATCCACCAAAAAACTACAAATGTAGTATGGGAAAATAAATTATTCATTTACTTAACCTCAATCAAATGGAAGAAAGTAACGTATTAGATCCGGCACCAGATGAAATAAATCTAGAAACCGGTAAATGTATGTGGAAGCTTGATGGCTACCGTATATGGGCTGATTCATATCAGCAAGCCTTAGAGATACTTCCTTTTATTCAACAAGCCTAAAACCTTTCTATATGAAAGCATTACTGACTTGGGTCGGCCTAATCCCCCGAGCCCCCTTTGAAAACCAAAAGACGATCATAAAGATCGCAAAATCCACCTATCCTGAAGACCAACCAACCGAACAAGATTGGATCAATGAATTCAGGGTCTCTATCATGTACGGTAAAATAGCTGTACACTTCTAAGGACTTGGACCTGTTGGCCTTTATACAACAGGCAGTTTACGGTAATCTACAAACCGTCTTTTATCCTGTTACTAATTATTAAATCCATATTTATGAACAATCAAACTAGATGGTCAGATCCATCAAGACTTGCAATTGTATCTGAAGAGATACAAAAATCTCCGGATAACCTCAGAAAAGCTTTTGAAAATATTGCCAACCGTATTGGCGGTATTAGTACACACGCTGTATCTCAAGCTTGGTATAGTTCATTAAGATCTAAATTTAGCCAGTTTCAGACTCAAAGTCCTAAAGTTATCATGTCTAATGTAAAAAACAATCCTCGGACAACAACTAATGGACAACCTATTCATCAAACTATTCTATCGTCTAAGTCTTACGATGGAATGAAAATAGTTACTGTAAGACAGTATTTTGCCTTATAGTATAAACTCGGTGAGGTTAGCAATAGCTAGCATGGGCACGCTCTTGCCCGAACCAATTGGACTCAGGACACTGATCAACCATGAGCTGCTGCAGTTGATAACGACTGCCGTGACGGAGGTTTTGAACGCAGAAGCTTACAGTGATTAACTTCACATAAGATAAGTGGAAGCCAGTAATTATATAATACTGAACCTGACAGCATAGCTGTATAGACGTAGGAAACTCCAATCAAAACCGGTACGTGAAGCCGGTTTTTTCTTTATCCAATCATCCTAAAAACCTTTTTATGGTATTAGCAACCAAACAATTCAATCATGAGATTGAAAACTTTCATCAAGCTATGGGTATCTCTGATGATACCCGTACCAAATGCAGAGAACGTGTTTTCTTCTCTACAATAAGTAATGTTCTTCATGTACAAGAACTTTTTGAAGACAAAAATGACGCACCAAAAGAAATGCTTACCGTTACAGGTGACCTTCAGCGTTGTCTGCGTATGATAACTGATCCTTTAGAGTATGAGTATACCTTAATGATCTTTAACAACGCTCAACGTATGGCTACAGAAACTATGGCTTATTACAAACACATGTTGGAAAGCCAGAACAACAGGGAAGACCGCGTTAAGATGAAGATCTTGGAACTTATGGAAGAAATCCGTGGTAGCAAAGATGACGATGATGATGAGGATGCAGATGAAGCTCCAGTAGATAAACTGAACAAAAAAACTATGGTTAAACGTATCAAACTTATAAAAAACAGTCATTACAACTTTGATACTTATATGAATATGCTCTATAAATGGGCTAATGGTGAACCTAATAATAACGGTAAACCGGATATAGATGACTTCTTAAGAAATTTATTCTCAGGTAATGAGGATTAGTTTAGGGTTGGTAAGTACGGGGATCTGGAAACAGGTCCCCTTTTTTTTAAGAATTATTTGTAGAACTCAGAAAAGTTCTCTAATATTGTTCTACAATTTCTATGTCATACAATAATCCCAGACTTAAGAATGGCTTTGGTCAATCTACAAGTACAGTGATGAGAGATCCTGCTGTTAACTTGAATGACAAAGCTATATATGCATATCTATGCACATTTGCTGATAGTCAATCTAACCAATTACAAGTCAGTGTATTTACTATGGCTGCAGAACTATCGGTTTCTAAACAAACTATCATAAGATCTTTGAAAAGATTGGAATCAAGTCATATCATCAAACGGGTATTTGTATCTCGTGATGAACCTAAGACTACTATCATACTAAAGTAATTAAACTTTTTTAACTGACTGTATCAACACCGAGTAAGTCAAATGGATTCGTCCAGCATTGGTCTGTTACAGTAGTTAAAAAACAAAGTCTGATCTCAGGAGCCTGTAAGTAGGTTTTCTGGGTAACCGCAAACGGAACAGTAATTGAGTAATGACCGCAGCTAGAGAAAAGGATCCCGGTCCATGAAACGTTGCCACGCTTAGTAGCCTGTTCGATGAGCTCCAAAAGCAGTCCCTGAGATAGACTTTTTGTATTTATAAAAACTAATAAAATGAAGATAACAGACAAATTTGTTTTTTTCTGGGATGGTCCTTACTCCCAATGGTTACAACGTCCTATGCAAATAGACGGTGTAATGTACTCATGCTGTGAACAATACATGATGGAACAGAAAGCTTTGCTCTTTAACGATGAAGATGCGGCTAAAGCTATTATGAAAACAACTTACCCTGATGAACAGAAAGCATTGGGTAGACAAGTTAAAAACTTTAACCGAGATGTATGGGATCAGCACTGTATGAATATAGTATTCAAGGCAAACTATGCTAAGTTTTCTCAGCATCCAGATCTTGAAAAAGAGTTACGTGTAACAGATAACAGAATCATAGTAGAAGCCTCCCCTACTGATAAAATATGGGGTATTGGTATGCACGAAACAGATCCTGATGTTGAAGATATTACTAAATGGCGTGGACTTAATCTGTTAGGTCAAGCTATCATGAATGTTCGTGCTGTTTTAAGATACGAACTATACAACGCATAATATGAAGCTGAAAATCAGTAATCATTTAGACTGTTATTATATACTACCCGGCTTACGGGTGGTATATGATAACTTCTACGAAGGAGAGCTGTGCTTTCTTTCTATAGAAATATTCTGGCTCAAGTGGAGCCTAGACTTTATTCTGGTAGACAAATAATACCATGGGGGTGCCTGGATTTGACAGGTAGTTAAGTGGTACGTAAACATGCGGACCGTTGGTAGAAGTGGTCCTTAAATAAACTGCAAACAATAAACGCAATGACACAGTCTGAGCGTGTAGCAGAAGGTGAAGCTATCTTAGCTTCTATCTTCGGTGAAGTAGCAGTAGCTGCCTAACCTACGGGGGATCTATCCCTGGCAACAGAAAATAGTAAACCGTAAGGTAACTTAGTACTGACAGCTCTTTAGGAGTGATGGGTGTGAAACTAAGTTAAATGACTACATCGCCCCAGCCTTACATTGATAAATGGTACAGAGTCCTATGATAGCACTTACGTTGCTGGATACTGATGGCGTGCTGACATTTATCAAAGTTCCTGAACTTAAATCAGGTGGTGGAGTCCGACCATATCGGTTCAACCCCTACGGTGCAGTAGAAATACAGTACTAAGCATGTGATACGTTTTACGTATTGACTTCTATTCTGGACAGGGGTTCGATTCCCCTCACCTCCACTTTTTCATATGGCAAGCAATCGTACCCCTGGTGTTTCTACACTGGGGTTTTAACAATCTTATTTTTTATGGAAGGAAAAATACTACTAAAAACACTTACTGAAAAGTCAGTAATCTCTGCCGGCAAGAATGCAGGTTCTACTGTAGCAGAACTCATAATGCGGTCAAAGATCTCACTGATTTACATGTATTTTCATTACGGTAATATAACTTTTACCAAGGCTGTTCTTGAACAGCTCAACATCAGAGAAGAAGATTATATACAGAAGCCAGGTAAAGATCCTGAAAAGTTTGACTATTATCAGAACAGAAATCTGTATGTATCTACCAAGTCATTAATAAAAACCAAATCTGGTAATAATAAAGAACCTAATAAGGCAGGTATTCTAGCAGCTATGTCTACTAGATCAAAAGGTTATTTCAGATCTAAGTACAAAGCTCTTATAGAAAGAGAAAGAAAAACCTTTAGTAAAGGAGCTTTACAAAGAATAAACCAAGGTCACTAATCACTTTTAAAACATCACAAGCTTATGAACTTATGCCCTATTTGTAACCAGCCTTATGTGCCTGTAGATGTACACGGTCACGTACAGTGCAGTATTTGTAAAAGTAATATCCAACCATGCTGTCAGGGAGACACCTGTAACATGGATTATCTAGAAGACAAGGGACCTGCGTATGACTCTGCCGGGTTTCATGAAACAGATAGAGATGGAACAAACTAACCAATTGTTTATATGCAGCTGTCATAGTACAGAACATCAAATGGTCATGTATAAATCAGATGGAACAGAATGGTTTCCACCAGAAGTGTATGTACACGTACACCTAGTAAGACGTTCTTTCTGGTACCGTCTCAAGTACGGTCTGAAATACATCTTTGGATATAAATCCAGATACGGTGCATGGGATGAGTTTATACTTGATAACTCTCACGTCAAAGATCTTGAACAAGTAATCCAACATCTAAAAGATGAAACAGTATAAACCACTTCCAATTCCTAAAGACTCAGCCTGGGAAAGAAACAAATGGTTACGTTATGTACCCATATGGCTTAAACAGTTCTTACAAGGACTGCGTAACATCATTAGATGGATGCCAACCATCTACAAAGACAGACACTGGGACCATAGTTTTATAACTGATATACTTCAGAAAAAGCTTGAGTTTACAAGAGAAGAATTAGTAAACGCAAACAGATTTGTTGGCGTAGAAGCTGTTAACAAAGACATTACTCTAGCTCTAAACTTATTGGAACGTATTAAACACAGCTACTATGAACTTGAAATGTCTGAGTACATCAAAAAGTCATACGACTTTGTACCGGCTGATGTTACTGGTGAGTATGTCACTATGGAATCAACCATCCTAGAAGACAATCTTGAAGACTATCTGGCTAAATATAAACGTACGGCCAAGAAACTTCGTAAGAAATACAAACTAAAAGTAGCAGATACAGAAAAACTAGCTTTTAGAGTATCTGATTACAACCAACAAAAGTGTGAGCGTATCTTTTGGAAGCTCATCCATTATAAACTAAACCACTGGTGGGACTAAATCAATCTTATGACAGAAGAAAAATATGAAGAGATTAAGAAAGGATATCTTGACAATATCAAGAGATATATGCTTTCTGTAGGAGATCTATTTCCTCATGTCACCGTATTCGGTGCACATAAAGATGGTAATGATAAAGATGCTATCATCCACATCCCCATACCTGACGAGTTTCTAAAGTCAGAAGACATGAAAGATACTTTCGTTGATGTTGTCTTACCTGGTATAGCTGACGGTATACATGAAAAGTTTATACCTTATGGTGTGGGCTGGGCAACAGAAGCTTGGGTCAGAACATCACCTAAAAATGATAAACTTCCAGATAACTGGAAGGATCTCCCAATCAAAAGGGAAGTACTGTTTATCAACCTGGAGTTTGAACACAAGACAGAAGCAATTGTCTATGATATCAAACGGATGGGTAAACAAGTCAACGAAGAAGGTGACCTAATAGACCAAATTGATCTCATAGAAGATCAGACTATGTCAGGTGCTGATAATATAAGCGGAAGGTTTAGCGGATTACTAAGTAAGTTTGTTAAAGCTCATTCTTGATCTTCCTGACTCGTTCCAATTCACGCAACGTTTCATTAACAGCATAATGTTTTTTGGCCATCTGCACAGAGTGAGAGTTATGCTTAGCTGCCTCTATAAGAGATAGCTCAGATGATACTTCATCTGTATTAAGATGCTTCAAACTATACAGATCTGCTGTAATGTCAAGTTTATCCTTTACATGACGTTTCCACCTGCGGGTAACCTGTTCTGGACGAATAGGTTTACCACCAGGTAATAAGCCTATAGAAAATATATAACCGGATATGTGATTACCAATCTGTTCCCTCCAGAAGGGCAGGGCTATTTCCTTAATTACCTTGGTTACCCAGCGTTTCTTTCGTCCCTTTTTGACAAAGACCTGGTAATATCCTTTATCTAAGTGTATGTTTTCTATACGTAAATCAAGTAGCTCAGTACGCCTGGCACCAGAGTGAAAGAAGATTTGTATGAATCTTAAGAAGACCGGGTCGGTTTCTTTTAAGTGTTCTATCAGTAATTTTCTTTGTTCTAGCGTCAGAACGGTACGCACAACCTCATCTTCCTGCTTTTTACGGAGTTGTAATACTGGATTATTTTCTATCAGTTCGTACTCCATAAGCTGTTCAAACAGCATGCCCAGGTAGGTTCTGTATGCGTTCCAGCTACGAGCAGAAAGATTTCTATCTTGCTCACACTGATCCATTATCAAACGAACATGCTTACGCGTTATACGATGTGCTTCTATCTGATTATATCCCAGAGCCCGTATAGAAAGTTGGATATATTTCAATGAAGAAGCCACACACTCTCGGGTATGTGGCTCCACTTTTAGCTTTGAAAAAGCGTAATCTAAAGATTTCGTAAGAAACATGGTTAACTTTTTTAGTAGTTATACCACGTAACTCATTGATAATCAAGTGGGAGTTGACGGGATCGAACCGCCGACCCTCTGCTTGTAAGGCAGATGCACACGTTGATAATCAATTAGTTACGTAGGCTTATTAACAGAAAACGTACATGTAAATATACAAAATCTAATAATCCTGTGAAAAGATGTAATTTTGTTTTGGTCTAAAAAGAAGAACTTTATGGCACACAAACGTCTTTCACATGATCAGGTAGAACAGATGAAACTGATGGTTAAAAACGGTAATTCTCCTGAAGATATAGCCAAACATTTTGGAGTAGCTATTTCATCCGTACACAATTATAAAGCTAGGTTTAAAGCTGATGGGTTTAAATTCCCTTCAGTTAGAGGTAAACGTCCTACTGGTTCAGTAGAAACAATAAGACCAGTTTCTAATGCTACAGGACAAATTAGCTCATCATCTCAACAGATAAATTCTGAAGAGTATAATTTTATAGTTAACGGAACCTCTGTTAAAATATCTGGCCATGCTAAAAATATTAACATAAATAAAGATAGCATGGAAATCAACTTCTAAACTAGTACACATACTAGTTAAAGCAAGCCGTGATAAAATATCACGGTTTTTTTTATTTCAAAATCTAATATCCTAGAACATGTTTACAAGTAAAGTAGACTCAAACACTCAGCAAGAAGTAAATAAAATGCTGGTTAGTGGTGAAAAACTAAGTGACGTAGCTTCAGTATCCGGATTAAGTTATGCTCAAGTATCTTATATCCGAAAGAAACTAGTAAAAGCAGGAGCCCTGCAACCGTTGTACAGAACAGCGAGGAAAAAAAGAGCTACACGTCAAACAAAGACGAACGCAACAACAAATCAAACTATCGTTAACCCGTCATCTACTAATCAAGGATTTAAACTTATGGTTAACGGAACTACACTAGATATTCAAAATGTTAAAAGTGTATACGTATCTCCTGAAGTAGTTGACATTAAATACTAAACACACTATGCTAGAATGGTTGAACAAGCTATTTCCGTGGACCAAGGTAAAAGTACTTGAGCAGGAAAACAAAGAGCTCAGGGAAAAACTGGTGGAGAGGCAAGAACACATCAACAAAACTAATGCATACTGGAAACGTCGTTTCAACGACCTTATGCGTAGTAAAACTACCCACTAAAAATATTATAGCTCTATTATCCATAGTTCTATTTGTAGACCTTTGGTTATGTTAGTTCTACAAGTTAGCTTTATACTAATATAAATGCTAACCCATGCTCTACCAGTTACCAAATGGTAAGGTAATTGAGATAAGCACCGAGCAGTATGTTGAAATGTCCGATGAAGAACTGGAATATCTTATTGCATATAACTACGGAGACGTCATGGAAGATCCATGGTTTGGATCCGTCCTTAGTAAGAAAGATAACACCATATCAGAAGATATATTAGATGTAGCACCGGACTTAACTGACATACCTGATACAGATAAGATATCCTATAGTGATATAGACTATAATCCTGAAGAGGACTAACTTCTTTATTATTCAAGTAATCAAGCCCCTGGGGACTAACTGTCCTTGGGGGTTTTATTTTTTAATCAACTAAAATACCTAACAATGGGTAAAGTAGTAGTTTCAGCCGATCAAAACGGTAATGTGATTGGCATATCAGAAAACAATCCCGAGTACGGTTACGTACGTGTAGAGCAGACTGGAAGTTTTATCAATGACCAAGGTTGGCTCCGTATCAGCAGACGTTCTGCATTAATCAAAGGTCTTGTAAAAGACTTAGTAGAAACCGGTTTTTCTGCAGGCCAGGAAATTCCAGGTAAGATTGTAGTTATAGAGTCTTTGACTCCATTTAACTCAGAGAATCCTGAAAGAGATCTCAAGATTGCAGGTGATACAGGTGTAATATGCCGCTATGATGATCAGCCTATTTATCGTCAAAGCTTCTATACATCTAACTTGAATGCTAATGACCAGTTCATTGTGCATACTAACTCACAGGAAATCAAAGAAGTACAAGCAGCACAACGTTCTATTTCTGCATTAACCTTAAAAACTGAAGCAGTTCAGTTATAATAGTTAGCATAAAAACAACTAAAAGCCCGGGAGAAATCCTGGGCTTTTTTCTTGTAGAACTCGTATAAATTCTCTAACTTCACCTCTCTAATTTGTAGAACATGTACAACCCTAACAAAACCGTTACCGCCAACTCTAAAGGTATTATTATATCCTTCAGAGACTGTAACAAGCACAAGTACATACCCTATCAATCCAAAGCTGTACAAGAAATACAGTTAGGAAAGGCTAAGTACCAACAGCTTGACAGACCTGTGTTTAATAAAACACAACAAAAACTCTATGCAGAAACCGTTTATGGACTTACGGTACTATCAGCTGAGCAAATTAAGGAACTCTCCCCTAAACGTAAACATGAGATTATCTCAGTGTACAAACGTGTACAACATTTCCTTAATAAGCTGAAACAGGAAGTAATAAACGAGCAGGTGAATGCACTATTGTCTGCATTATTTCACAAGTCATTATTTATTAAACAAATGTGTGAGGTTAAGTCTTACGATCGTGGGTACAAAGATCGTCACACATTTAAAGAATTAGGACTGACTCAAGAAAAGATTGCTGAGAAGCTAGTTAATGCTGGCTTATTACCATCAAACTTTTTTGAGTTAGCATAACTAAATCCGCACTATGGAAACCATATTTATAACTAATGGAGATGTACGGCTTGTTCTTGTTCCCAAGAATGAGCTAGATAGAATACTTCTATCCAAACTGACTGAATCAGGTCCTGTATCTCTGGAATTGATTAGTCAACCTATAGGTATCCTGGGGCAGTCTGTAAAAGATGCCCTGGTTCTTCAACCTAAAATACAGCATGATGCTACTGACAAAAACCAAGATCTGTAATGGCTGCAGTCAAAGCAAAGTAATATGGAAATCCCATGGTAAAGACAAGTACTGTAAAGAGTGCTGGTATACTATGGAAAAGCCTAAGTCTATCTCACCTGTCTCTAAAAAAAGACGGGTTGAGATGGACGAATATTCCAAAAAACGTGACTTGTTTCTAATAGCCAATCCTACCTGCCATGCTAAACTAGTTGGATGTACCAGTAAAGCTACTGATGTACACCATATGATGGGACGTGTAGGAGATAACTATTTAAACATGTCTACCTGGAAAGCACTTTGTAGAAACTGCCACAGATGGGTAGAAGAAAACCCAGAAGAAGCTAAGGAACTTGGTTTATCTGATAACAGATTAAACTAATTATTTATGGAACAAAGACTAATAGGACACGTAGGAGTAGACTCAGGTCAGCTTCTGTTATGTGATCCCTGTTATATAGACTCTGAATGGAACAAAGAAGACTTTGAGGACATCAGAGTATATATGCATAAAACTACTGGAGATATTCTTCAGTACCGTGTGGACTTTCCACACTATGAAGCTATCATTGATCAGTACGGCAAGACGATGAACGAGCTTAACGCTACTGGTGAGTGGGAATCTCAAAAGTATTACCACGCACCAAAGCATCCGTTCAGTTATAATGCTTGTGCTAAAGCCACGCTATCAGATGAAGGTTACGGACAGTTAAACTTTAATCTGGGTCATCCTGGTGTAGGTGTAGCATTCCGTACAGCTTTTGGTGATGGTATGTATCCAGTTTTAGCAACTTATGATAATAACGGATACCTAGTAAAAGTAGAAGTAGTATTCCAAGACGATTACGAAGAAGATAATAACTATGAGTAAACGTAACGAAATCCAGCAGCAAGCCTTAGATATAGCCGTAAAGCAAAGACGTGTAGGCCTAGGTATATCCATGGGAGTTGGTAAAACTCTTATAGGATTACGCTACATAGATCACTTTCAGAAAACAAATATGGATAAGCTAAATGTGCTGATTGTAGCCCCTAAACTTAGCATATTTGATACTTGGAAGACAGACGCAGAAAAGTTTGGCATAGATATAGAGTCTGCTGATTACACAACATATTTGTCGTTACACAAGCAGAACCCGCATAACTATGATCTCATTGTACTAGATGAGTGTCATAGTTTATTAGATACACACGAAACTTTCTTAGCTAACTACAAAGGAAGAATACTTGGATTAACAGGTACTCCACCTAGGTACGGAAATACTGAGAAAGGTCAAATGGTAGCAAAGTACTGTCCTATACTTTATAAGTACATTACTGATGACGCTATTGGTGATGATATTCTAAATGATTATAGAATCATCGTACACAAGATGCCGCTCAATCTTATAACCAATCTACTTGTTAAAGTAAAAAACAATGATTTCTACACTTCTGAAAAGAAAAGTTATGACTACTGGAGCAAACGTATTGTAGAAGCCCAGACCAAGAAGCAAGAACAGATAGCATCTGTTATGCGGATGAGAGTTATGATGGACTTTAGAACAAAAGAAACTTACGCTAAGTATTTACTTAACGAAATAGAAGACAAGTGTATCGTCTTTTGTAACACGCAGGCTCAAGCAGATAGAATCTGTAGGTACAGTGTACACTCAGAAAATCCAGATGCCGAAGCTAATCTTGAGATGTTTAAGAGAGATAGGATCAACGAACTCTCTTGTGTATTACAGCTTAATGAAGGTGTAAACATCCCTAATCTCAGAGCCGGAATCATTATGCATGCATATGGTAACGAACGAAAGTCATCCCAAAGAATAGGAAGACTACTAAGACTTAACCCAGATGATACAGCTATCATACACATACTTTGCTATTCTGGCACAGTAGACGAACGCTGGGTTGCAGAAGCTCTTAGAGATCTAGATCCTAGAAAAATCAAATATCACGAAGTAAAAGTATCCGACTATGAACCTACACTTCACAGGTAAATATATAAAACAAAACGGACGTTTGGAGTTTAGTACACTAGCTGCCTCTAAACAGTTTGAACTGTTTGTATCACATATACCTGAAGGACAGATCGTAGAAGTATTCTATGAAGAACAACACGATGATGGTACCCTACCACAGTTAGCTAAACTGCATGTATTAATCAAGCAACTTTCTGCACACGTAGGTGAGACCGTAGAAAATATGAAATTGTTAGTGAAAGATAGAGCAGGTTTGTGTATAGCCAGGGAAGTATCTGGAAAAGAATACTTCTTAGCCAAAAGCTTTTCAGAGTGTTCTAAAGAAGAACTCTCCCTGGCAATACAAGCTGCTATGGAAATAGGAGAAAATGTTGGCTTTACTCTTTGGTAATATCATCAACATTAGTTTCTACAGTCTGACCTTGAGTTTCAGCTGTAGTTTCTATTTCTCTGAGCAGAGTGATAACAGTTTGCAAATGTTCCATCCAGGGTTCAGATAACTCTTCTTGGCTTTTGATTGCTTCACTTAAAGCAGTGAGCTCCTCAACACTATGGTTCTCAGTAAGATAAAGCATAAGTGCTTGAATCTTCTGAATAAATGGTGCACCAAAAGTAATAGATATCTGAGCATCACTTTTGATCAACTTAACTGTAGACATAGAATATTATTTACTACAAATTTAGAGAACTTTATGACACAAACTGTAGACCTTACTGAAATAAAATGTAAGCTTATAGAAAAGCTTACCCCATCTGGGTGGGCAACCAAACTCCGAGGGTTTATTCAAAGCTCAGACTTTGATCAAATCCTTGATGAACTCTTAAAAGAAAGAGATGCTGGTAAAAGATTTACTCCTCCTTTAAAGCTTGTATTTAGAGCTTTTCAAGAATGCCCAGAGAAAGATCTTAAGATTGTTATGATTGGACAAGACCCCTACCCTCACTTCGGTGTAGCAGATGGGATAGCATTTTCCTGTGGTCTTACTGGCAAACCTCAGCCCAGTCTAAACAACATGTTTGAAGCTATAGAAGAAACAGTATTTTATGGATATCCTACACATCAGGATCCTGATCTAACCAGATGGGCTAACCAAGGTGTACTCATGCTTAATAGTGCACTAACAACACAGGTAGACAAAGTAGGTACTCACTATGATATCTGGAAAGACTTTATAGCATACGTACTTGACATGCTCAGCTTGACTAACTCAGGACTGATTTTTATGCTGTTAGGTTCTAAAGCCCAAGAATTAGAGCCTCTGATTAGCCAGCATCACTATGTTCTAAAAGCCAGCCATCCTGCATCGGCTGCATATACTAAAACTACCTGGGACTGTAACGACATTTTCAACAAGGCTAATGAGATTCTTGGAAAGAATAACGGTCCCCAGTACAAAATCCAATGGTAACATGGGAGTAGATATCACAGGACTTAACCCTGTAATTACAACAGAACGTCCAGCTCATATAGATTACCGTACTGCTTCTGAACCAGAAAAGGAATCTTATTGGGAAGCAATGGACAAATATAGAGAAGAAAACCCCGGTGAGTATTTCCAATCAAACTGGTGGGGTTGGAGACCAATACATGCACTCTGTGACATTGTACAGAGTAAGTATAAGCTAAGGATTAATACATCTCGTTGGGGTGACAACTCCGGGGGAGGGTTACGTAATCCTAAAACATGTAACAAACTAGCTGATGCTTTAGAAGACTATATCAGTAAGAATCTTGGTGATCAGCTAAAAGAAGATGATGACATAATATATTTCTGTCTTGATTGCTGGAATACAAACGAAGGGACGTTCATTCCATCAGAGATAGAAGAAAAGCTTACTGAAAAATATCCTATCGGTACAATACTACATGCATCTATTGTACTAGAAGACGGAATGATTGTGCAACCATCTCACGGTACCAGTTACGGCAGAATCAAAAACTGGATAGCCTTCCTCAGAAACTGCGGAGGTTTTGCAATCTATTAATTAATCAATCATATATTAAACACAACTACTATGGCAGTAAACAAAGTAGATCTGTATGTATCACAGATCCTTGAAGACCTCGACAATGGCCTGACTTGGCTAAAACGTGATGACGTAGGATATGGAAGTATCCAAGACAAGTACAATGCAAAAGATCAGCAGATTGTTATGATCCGTAAGCATCCTGCTCTTAAAGATGCAGAGACCAACATCACAGTATTTAACATTATTGACGACACTAAGAATGAAAGAGCAGCAACCACCTTATCCTCTGACGGATCAAAGACTGATGAGTCTTTGGAACGCATACTTAGCTTTGATACAAGCAGTACCATCTCAAGCGGAAGTACTTTACCAGAGCACAAAGAAAGTAATGGAGAAACATCTGCTACAGCAGAAGACGAGCTTGCTGCTTTCGCCAGCCTCTAATATGAGACAGAGTCCAACAGAAAGTGCTACTATATTTAAAGAAGGCACTATACGCAGAGGTAACGACGGTAATTGGTGGATTACCAAGAACTATAACGGCATCCAACGATGGGTAAAACACATAAGCCCAACAAGTAACGTCATGGCACAGCAACCTGTGCAGACACAAGTAAATCCAAGTCCTAACATTACAAACAAAGTAAACATGTCTAAAGTGAAGACTATCACTAAAAAAACTACCCAAGAGGTACGTACCATTGAAACTTCTTTGATTAACAAGGAAGAAGTATTTAAAATGTTAGCCCTGGCAGAATCTACAGGTCTACCTTGCTTATTAGTAGGTGAACCAGGTGTAGCAAAAACAAAAACTGTTATTGAGTACGCAAAAGCGTGGCTTAACAAAGATGGTAAGATGACTGCCCAGGACTTTGCTAACAAGATCTATATCCTCGAGACTGATGAAGGTACCAAAGCTTCTGAAATCAAGGGTATGCCAGACTTAGGTAAGTTATTTACCGAGAATAAGTATGAGCTTTCAGCTCCCATTGCAGATGCAGAGATCGTTATTATTAACGAAGTAGATAAAGCCAGCTCAGCTATTCGTAACGCTATGCTGGGTGTAATGAACGAGAAGTTCTTATTTAACGGCAAGCACAAACTTCCTTGTAAATGGAAGCTATTCATTGCTACCTGTAATGAAATCCCTAAGGATGAAGCAGACTCTCCTTTCTGGGACCGTTTCATGCTTAAGATGACAGTTAACCGCGTATCTGCCGGTGAGCTTGTAAAGTACTACAACAAAGGTGCACGTAACTACCGTGAGAAATTCAGCATTGGTGTACCCAATAACGCTGAGATCGAGAAAGTAGAGATTCCAGTAAACAAACTGGAGAAATATCTTGAGGTTGGTTACCAACACAGCTCTGACCGTACACTGACATTTGTACCTAAACTTACTAAAGCAGTAAGTTATATCTGGGACATCAGTGTGGACAAAGCCCTTGTAAAAACAGCACAGATCATGATTGGTCAGTCAGCCGGTTCTGAACTTCAGAATAAACTGATGAGCCCAGAAGTGAAAGCTGTCATGTCTAAGGTAGAAATGCTGCACAGCTATACTACCAATGAACAACTGGAACTAGCTATTGCAGACGTAGAGTCTCTTATTAATACTTATGTTTCCCGTGGTATCATGGATGAAACTCAGGTAGAAGAGATCGAACTGTCTATGCAATACATCTTATCTTCTCACCCTGCACGTAAAGACTACCAGTCTGCAGAAGAGTTTGACACTTTGATGGAAGAAGTTTCAGTATCTAATACTTTTTAAAATAGGTCATAGTAGTCCTAATCTTGATAGTGTGCCGGTAACCAATCCGGCCACTCTTCAAGAACTTCATGACCTGCTAATACAATTTTAACATGGCTTCAAGTAAACAATACAAGAATGTATATACCATTCTTGAAAAAGTAAAGAAAGGTGAGATACAAACTCACTACAAAGAGAGCCAGGGTTTATTTGGTAAGCTAAACTTTTATAAGAAAGCTGACCTGATCAAACCTTATGTCCACTATATAGACGAAGGTAAGATCTCTCGTATAGTAGAAGGATCACTTCAAGATCAGTCCAAAGTCAAAAAAGAGTTTGACTACTTTAGCAAGACATCTGCGTATGCAAAAATACAAGATGACAAGAAGCCAGACTTTAGTAAGTTTTATACTAAGCTTAGAGAAAACTATGATAAGTTTCCTAAGCATCTTAAGTATGATATCTTCAAGATGTATTACAACAAGATAGATAAACTTGAGTTTGAAGAGCGGACTGATGCTAACCATACCAGGTTTAAGTTTCTGGAAAAAGCAAACAATCCTGTTGGTAAGATCATGACTGAAAGTGCAAACCTTAAATCCAGCATATTTACCCGTAACATGATGATGTACTATCTGATGCAATATACCCAGATGGAGTATGTTGATCCGAATGCTGCACAAGACTTGATGAATGGGTTAAACGGTGATTCAGAGTTTAACAACGATGACGCTGATAAAGCTATGGACAAAATGTTCGGTAGCCAGACTAGTAAGAACTCTCTGGATCGTGCTATGCAGGATGCACAAGACACTTGTAAGATGATGGATGAAAATCTTGAACAGGATATTCAAGAAAAAATGTTTGATGAATCTAACCAATCTGGTGGTGGTGAAGCAAGTAAGCTAAGCCCTGACTATATGCGTCAAGTAGCAGGTAGACTCGCTAATATCAAGCTCTCTATGGGTGCATTGAAAGAAAAACTCAAGAAGATCTTAGACAAAAGTGCTAGTTATTTCTCATCCAGAAAGATCACTACCTACGAGGATCTGTTCAATGCTCAAGATGTATCTGGTCTTGAAGACTATGAACTGCTACATCCAAAACTACGTAAGATCTTTGCAGAAGATATCCAAATAAAGGATACTAAAGCTGTAGGTAAGATAGATGTATACGTTGACATATCCGGATCTATGTCATCCGGTTGCGGGTCCCGCACTGATGATGGTCATTCTATTAGCCGTATAGACTTTGCAAAATCTATGATAGCTAAGCTAAAAGAAATGGATATGCTAAACGATGTATATCTCTTTGATACCCGCGTTAAGAAATACCGCAATGATCTGATATCTATCTCTATGATAGACTGTTGTGGCGGTACATCAATTGACGCAGCTGTAAGTAGTATCCAGAGAAACGATCGTAACGCACTAGTTATTACAGATGCAGAAGATCGTTGCAGAGTATTTACAGACAAAGCTTTCTTTATAGGCTTAGAAGGAGCTAGATTTAACCACTTTGAAGGTGATGTTATCAAGCAATACTCTCAACGTGGACAAGTAATAGTCTTTGACGGCAATAAAATATCTAAAGTAAATGAAGAAGGTAATACAGTGGTCTAAAAAGTTCATAGCTTTTCTCAAGCTAGTAGAAGAAAAAAGAATAGAATGCATGACTAAGTCAGGCAGAGGTTATATGTAGTTATAAGTTTATTTAGAACTAAGTATAACAAACTATAATATAGGTATCTCAGGATTAGTAAATAGACTAGTCCTGAGACCTTTTTCTTTTTTAGTTTGAGCTGTGGGATAAATTCACATCACCCAGTATACAAAACTTTATATTCTGTGTAACATTACTAGTAGCTACATTTATAGTAAACAAGCTAACTGGATTTATACTAGAATAATTAGATCTTGTTATACTATCATAGTCCGATGGGTTAAACCATAAGACATCTGTAATTAATCTTAATCCAGTAGTATGTGCCAGGATCAAAAAAGCATCCCCTAGGTCTAATATACCATTCTTATTTACGTCTGCAGCTTTCCACTGCTTGGTCCCTGTTAAAGAAAGACCTGGACTAATGTTATTAGGAGTGTTAATATTCAAACATTCACTTAAGGTTGGTGTAAAGTCAACAGAAGTAACACCCTGTATAGCAAGTGAGGGTACTAGTTTATACGTAGAGTTCTGATTAGGAAGAGTAAAAGTAAATGTACCATCAGTGTTAACTGTTCTATAATCAACCAATACATCTGATCCGTTTACTACTCTATAAAGTGTAAGTAACGGTCTTGACGTTAATCCCGCGGGTATACTTACAGTTCCTGTAAGAGTGTTAGTTACGGCTACTGTATTAGTAGTGTTTGCTGTATAAAATCCTGTAAAAGTAGCATCTGCTGGATTAGTCCAAGTACCAAACTCAACTATATATGGATTAGACCAACTAGAAGTTCCTGGTAAGTCATTCCAACAACTGCCCCCACCCCACTTGGTTACAGCAAAGTCTTCGTCACCAGCGTTATTGGGTTCACCGGCACACCAGTTATTATACTGGCCTGAAATGTTACCATTAAGCTGACCGTTTGCTGTTTTTATTAAAGTGCCGTTTTCAGGACCTGCATCTATACGCCAGAATCCTTCTTGAGCTCTATCTGTAAGAGCAAACCATATATTACTCTGAGGTACGTTTGTTATAATAAAAGACTCTTCATTAGATGAAGTGATTGTTACAAGATAACCAGTTTGACCTTTAAATGTCTGACCAGCAGACAAAGACTTAGCGTTATCATATGTAGCAGCAGTAGATACAGGTCTGTAAAAGTGACCGTTGATTGGATTATAAAAGTAACCGGATGGGTTTTCTGTAGTAGACACAGATATCTGGACATTTCCCACTGTAGATCCAGTATTGATTTTTAAAGAAGCTAACGCATTGTTTATGTTAGCTTGCGTACCAGTAAAACTCACGCGGGTTTGATTAGTCCAAGAGTTATAACCTGTTGTAAAAGATAAACCTGTAGTAGTTGTAATACTAAATGATACACCTGCAGGTGGATTAACTAATCCTATAGAAGTTAACAAAGTCTGTGTATTGTACCCACTAATAACAAAACCGCTTGCGTCTTGCCCAGTCACGCTAACCTGGTATGTTCTACCAGGAGGAGCTGTGATTGATTGAGCCTGTGTACACAAAGTCATCAAGCCAAATAATATGACAAGTAGGGTTCTCATAGGTTTACTTTACTTCCTATTAAAAAGAAGCTTAGAATAGGAAACTCACGGTTTGTACTAGCATTTAGCTTATAGTTTAGATTAACTTTAAACCGCTTGCTTATCTGATAGTCAAAACCACTTCCTGCAAAGAAACTAAAAGTTCTGTCACTTTGAGTCACTTTATCTTTAGTAGAATAAATTAGCGGTGTGGAAATAATATACAGTTCAGGTGAAATAGTGAGCCTCTTTCGTTTATTTAAGTAAAAAGGCTTAGTATAGAACGCAGTGATAGAAGGACTAAAAAATGTATTATCATCTTCAGATATTACACTTGCTGCACCTGATAAGTTGAAACCTGTAACACCATACTTGCCGGCATTTAGAATACCACTGTACCCAATAAAACCCAAGATGTTTCCGTAGCTATACACTGCAGTGAGAGCAACATTAGATATATACTTCAGCTTACCGCTCTTGTTTACACTCATTTTGGTATACTTACCACTAAGAGCAAACTGCTTAAAGTTAAACCAAATCATCCCGGTCATTCCCCAACTTGTCTTACCAGTCAAAGATGACTGACTCATAGAAAGATTCAAGATGGGAGTAAAAGTTTTATCCAGGTTCTGTGCCGTAGTAAAGTCAGATGAAACAATTATTGGATTATTAACTCCACCTTTACCGCCTGATTTACCACTACCTTTTGAAGAAGAACTGTTATCCCCTCCTGATTTATCAGCAGACGCATCAGCACTCATCGTGGTTGATGCTGCAACTTCTTGAGACTCTTCTGTAGAAGACTTTTTATTAGATGAAGATGAGCCACTGCTATTGCTACTGCTAGAGCCACCATTACTAGAAGTAGTTTCCCCAGAACTAGAAGAGCTTGTCGAACTTTCAGACTGATTATTAGAAGAACTATTAGTAGAGCTATTAGAAGAATTCCCATTTTTATTAGATTTAGAATCTTTATTATCCTTAGAGCTTGCATTAGATGCACCTCCAGATGAACCTGTTCCACTAGAAACTACTGATGAAGTAGCCTGACTCTGTGCAGAACTCATTATAGACCCCACCACGCTTTGTACAGTGTTACCTATTATCTGACTGGTAATCTGATTCTGTGTAACCTGCCCAGATTGCTGACCACACGGTGAGATCTTTCTATAGTCAGTATAAGTAGTATTGATCCAAACAGCAAAAGCCCCGCTACTGACATCTGCTGCAGTAAACGAGGCTGATTTTCCCAGAAAGTAAATAGTAGTATTACCCGTTACAGGTATTGTAAACGTAGTCACGACCTTTGTACAAGGATCTGTAAACGGATACGTCAACACCTGACTTCTTGCAGTCAAAGTAAAAGCAAGCAATAATATGATATAAAAGGCGCGGTGCCACACTAGTTTTTAAAGATCTGCTTCTTTATCATACGCAGAACTACTCTTGAAGCCGCTGTTTCCAGAGCTTTCTTAGTAGTGATACCAATCGTTGATTGGTTGAACTTAATCTCAGAGAGGTTATCATCATTAAGAAGAGTAAGCTCTCTAACTGTTTTAGCTTCTCCAAGACCTGAGGCAGTGAAGTATTCTCCTGTTTCAGCATCTACAAACTTGGCTTGTAGACCAAGGCGTGTAACCATAGTTTCTTTAACACCATCTTTAAGCTTCAACTCCTCATCTACAGATACAGAGAAGTCATACACTTCTATGTAAACAAAATAACGGGCAAGTTTTATCTTGCCTTTACCGTCAAGCTTATTCTCGGTAAAACCTGAGGCAGATGCCTGAAACTGTTTTACCATACGGTTCTTGATCTCTGTCTTATCTTCTGTAAAGGTGAACCTACCGGTTTCCTCCAGATACTCAACAATGATATTAGTAACGCCCAGACCGACACGTTTGTCTTTAAGTTCTGGGTATATAGCATACACCTCTTCACTGATTCCTATATTCAACAACTGAACAGGAATAGTTGGACCGTCATAGTCCATCAAGGAATCAATGTTTACTTTCTTTTCAAAACCAGCTTGGTATTGTTCTGTTTTTGTAGATCCTACAGTTTGAGCAGTACACTTAGTTAGTACAGAACTGATTAAAAACATAAACAAGAACCATAAACCGACCAATAGGATTATTCTTAGATTTTCTTTGGTAGTTTTCATACATTATTAGACTTTAAAGTCTTGGATAATAAAAAGTAAAGCAGCCAGAATAAGCCTGATATACAATAAAATATGATATCGGTAACCCAAAAACTGCCCGTGATGTTTAAGAGCGTCTTGAATAAAAGATCGTAACCTAATGGCAAAAAGAACATTGCCAACATCAAGCTTATATCCCGAGAGGAACGTAAAATCTTTAGTCTGTTTCTTTTGTTCATCAGCTTCCATGTTACAGGATTAAGTGAAAAATATTATTCCGGATCTTTTATCTTGCCACACTTAAGGCACTCTTCATCACCGTCTCCATCAGCGTCACCCCAAATATGCTCACACTGTCTGTGTGCAAAGTATTCGTCAATCTTACCGTCACCATCAAAGTCAAGACCGTCCATAACACCGTCTCCATCTTCATCAATCTCTACACCTTTTTTAGCAGGTGCAGATTCAGCAGATTTAGTTTCTGCGGTGATTGGTTCTTTATTCTCCGCAGCTTTTGCGGCAAATGCGGCAAAGGTTGGGTCTACAAGACTGGTACTAGCAGGTTTAGCTGACTCTTTCATGTCGTTGGTATGAGACAGACTAACACCGTCTTCCTCATCCATCTTCTGGACAAGCATCTTGTCTTTGTCTGTATCAGAAAACCAGTAGTCAATGATCTTACCATAACTACCAATAAAGGCACCAAGTAAGAGTAGTAAAAGTTCTTTCCATTCACCCTGAATCGGAGTGCTATATGTGATAGCGGAGAATATACCACCGATTATCAACATAAAAGATCCTAGTACTAACGCTGTAATAAACCAGCGTCTTTTCATCATAGCGTTCAATAAAGCTTGAAAACCAGTTTCGTTTGTTTTTTCCTTAGTCATATAGTTTGTTTATAAATTACCACTTTGGTTCTTCTTTAGCCCAGTCATCTTTCTTAGGCTTAGATTTCTCTTCTGCAGGTTTAGCTGCGGCAGGAGCTGCCTCTTTAATTATAACGGTCTTACCGGCAGCCTGTTGCTGCTGTTGTTGCTGTGTATTATTAATGATGATACTTGGCTGAGCAGGAGCTGCAGGTTGAGCAGCGTCACCTCCACCAAATAATGTGGTAGCTACATAAGCTCCACCACCAGTAATAACTGTAGCAAGTGTACCTACAATAGTCTTCTTAAGACTTGACCAGGTACCTTCTTCTTGTTGAACTTGTTCTTCTGACATAGTATTAGGATTTAATCATTTTAGTAGTATATCTCTTACGGTTATCAAAGAGTACTATATTATACATACCGGCAGGAAGGTCCCCTGTAGGTACGGTTTTACGAAATTTTTGCTCAGCATCTTCAGTCTTAAAGTTGCCTAACTCTCTAATCAATTTTCCGTTCATATCATACACCACGGCTTTCATAGTTGAGTTACGCGGTACAAATACCACTAGTTCAAACTGACCTGTATTAGGATTAGGACTAACATTTACAGTAGGCTCCATATTTGTAAAGACAGAGGTAGCACCGTTCATACGGTAGCTAAGAACAATTCTATCTGACTGAAGTACGATGTTATAATGATCACCGTTCTCATCACTAGCATCCATAAGACGTCTAACATATACGTAACTTGTTATGTTTGTTCCTAGATTTTTAGGAGAAAACTTTAGCTTATAAGGAGTAAAGTCACCACTTAAATATCCGGTTGTTTGGTTGTTCATACCACCAAATCTGATGATACCAGCAATACTATCGTTAGTCACATATTGAAGCCATGGACCATCTATGTTAGACTGAATCTGGTCAAACCTAACAACAGCAGGATCATACTTCATCTCAAACTGTAACCCTGTATTTTTATAACTAGCATAACTTACATTGAAGGGTACATAGAGAGGATCACTAGAGTTTGTATAAGTATCTGGGATTCTAACATTTATATTTCCCTTATAGATTGTACGGGCAACTTGCTGACCTTGTGCATTAAACACAGGTGAAGAATGTGAGCGGTCTACGTCACCCAATAAGAAGTATTTAATGTCTACGTTAGTATTATTAACAGTACCTACAGAGTCAAATACAAACAGACCCTTGTCTACATTACTTGCCCAACTAGTCCACTGATTTGCTGCTATGGCCAAAGAATCAAACTCATTCTTTAAGAAAACATTTACAAGACGTGCAGTATCAATTGGTCTTAGACCTGATACAGAAGCATAAATTCCATAAGGATCACCACCATCTAAGACTCCGTTTCGGCTGACATCTGCAATCAAATAAGCAAGACCGTTTGTCAAGAAAGTTCTTGGGAATGTCTGGCTAACATTAGCTCCGGTAAATTCATTATAAGTCTTCACAGCATCAGCAATAGTTACTGCACGATCACGCATTGTGATTAGACTATCTCTTGAGAAAACAACCTTTATCTTATACTTAGTATTCTGTTCTATATTTGTCAGAGTATATGTACCATTGGCTGCAGGAACTGTACGAGAAACCTCAATACCTGTATTATCAGCATATGCAATAATCGTTGGCAAGCCGGTATTAGACCCCATCCAGATCTTTCCTGAGATAGTCAAGTTACCCTGTAAGAAAATAGCAAGCTTCTTATTTGTAAGAGTTGCTACGTTATCTCCAATAGTAGTTCCATCTACTTTAAAGAGACGAGCCCAGTTAACAGTAATTGTATCAGATACAAAGTTAGACTGTACTTCATTAATCTTAAACTTATTATGGATAATATATCCATTACCAGTACCAAAACCACTGCCAGCAGGAAGTGTTAAATAGTTACGTCCAACTGCCCAGTTAGTATCAGCTCCATAAGTATAGTTTCCGTTTACGTAGTTGTCATACTTAAAGTTATTAAACTGATTGTACCCAAGCTGCGGTTGTCTACCAACAGTAACATATGGTGTATCAATAGTAGTACTTATGTGAGTAAACAGATGCTTTTTAAACTGAAAATCTACCTGAAATGTTCTGACATCAACTGAACCACTTGGTTGATAATACCAGGCCACATCTAAAGTGTCCCCTCTTTTAACAGAAGCTAACTGTTGGAAATGACCAATAGTTTGAGAATAACCCAAACTAGTAAACACTATAGCTAAGCAGGCAAGCAAAAGTTTTTTCATAGAAGTTTGTCAATTAAAGCTTGACAGGCTTTTTTTATAACATTACTAACTGATTGCTGATTAGGTTTTCCGTCTTCGGGAATTACCAGATTAGCCATCACTACCTCTGAAGAGGATTCTTCTACTTTTTTAGAACTAACTAGTTTCCCGTTTTTATAAAGGCTACCCTTTAAACCCATTACTGTAGTGTTACTCTGCTTTTTAAAAACAGATACACCTGCATTAGTTTGTGTAATATCAAAAAAGTAGATCTCAGTTACTAGACTAAGTTCTGCTTCTTGTTTTTTTGGAAGTAAATTCAAACCTTTATCCTGAAGTACTTCGGCTAGAATATTCTTCACACCAAAACTCAGATTTTTGTTAGCTGTTAGTGGACCAGTAGCTATGTTATTACGGACACTATCAATAAAAATATTTTGTGAGTATACTGATACACACAAAAAAGAAAATAATACAATAAAAGAACCCCTAAGATTCATAGTATAAGTTTTAGAGGTTGGTTTTTATAAACAATTATCTTCCCTGTCCTTGGTACTTAGAGACTTTTTTGTCTTTAGGTCCTCTGCTTTTAGCAGCTCTTCCTGTTTTACGTTTACCGAAGGTGACCTTTCTAGATTCTCCGGCTTTGGAGCCTTTGGCCTTAGCCATATCTTATAGTTTTTAGGTATGTTTTTAATAACATGTCCTATCATACCAGCAGGTTATGATATTCTTTGAAGTGTTTAATTCTATCTGCCAAACCGATTGTACCACCGTTTACACGCTTTGTAATAGCAGTAACATTAATATCAGAAGCTCCTTTGTCAGCAAGAGTGTTAAGACCGTTCTTGCTCCAGAACCATGCAGCAGAAGCTAAAGGATATTTAGTAGCCACTAAGTCTGGATTATCTACAATACTTTCAGGTACTGTAGCATCAAATGCAGTATAGTTCTGTTTACCAGTCAATTGAATATAACCACGACCGCGGAACTTGTAACCCTCACCACTAGCTTCGGGACCATTACCCATGCGTGAACCATAAACGCGGTTAGCAATCTTTTCAGGTTTACGTGCATAAGCATTAGCTAAAGCTTCTGTAGGGAAATACTTCTTGAAGATTCCCATAAGACCTTTAGCTGAATAGTTTAGATTCTCTTGCGTAAGCCTGAAACCACCAGACTCGTGACCACACTGAGCTAAAAAATGAGCCAAACGAAGTGGGGTATTAACAGCAAAGCTATCAATCACACCAGGAATCTGTGCAATAACAGAATCCGGCACGTGGCCTTTAAGTTTTTCAAGATTCATAGGATACAGATTAATTAGATATTAGCTTTCTTAGGCTTAGGATGATAATATTTCTTCTTCTTTTTTTCTTGTGCAGGAGCTACCTCTACAGGCATAACCTTTTCTTTAACTTCTTCAACCTGTTTAGAAACTTTTTTCTTAAACAGACCAAGAAGCATCTTTACGATACTTTTCATGTTTATTTATTTTTTAGATCCAATCTTCCAGTAACTCTGGAAGCCGTATGTTATATTACCGTTAATATCAGATCCGGCTTTTACACCCATTATCTGATCACGTTTAGTTTTGAGTAAAAGCCCCGCTTCTAGTGACTGAGGCACAAATGTTTTAGCAGTATTTACACCACCTCCAATATATAGCTGATTCCTTTTAGGAGTTTCTTTTGTAATAGTAATTGTTTCTTTTACAACAGGTATAACATAATCAGCTTCAAATGATCTTCCAGATATTTTATTAAACTGAACAGTATCCTTTATATAAAATCCGCCTTTAAGCTGGGGTATTCTAAGTGTATCAAACTGAATTACTTTAGAAGCATGCTCTTTTACAAGAAGCTCATACTGTTCTTTTAACTTATCATAGTTTGTATCTGGAATATACTGAGGAGGCAAAGTATCTATGTCGTAAATGATTTCTTTTACAGGTACCTTTTTATAGATTACTGTATCATGTTCTTGCCATAAAGTATCAATAGTAACTACAGTGTCTGCTGTAGGTTTATCAAAAAACCCAAGACCGTTGTTACAACCTAATCTGGATAAAATAATCAGACCAATTACTGCTAGAACTATAATGGCATATTTACTAAGCTTCATCTTCTTTCTTTTTCTTGTGGCTAAATTTATCTACACTGTCTGCTCCAATACCTACACAGGTCATAATCAGTACAGCATCCACAAGAGCATCAGAAGGTTTAATATCACCGTGAGTAAAAGAGTTAGCAGTAAGAGTTATACAGAGAAACAAGGCCCCCATAAAACCTACAACAGGTTTGATCGAGGTAGAACCTCTCTCATCTTTGAATAGATCTAGAATCCATTGTTTAAAAGTCATATAGTATCTTTTTATATTTATGTTTCTTCTCCGGAGACGGTAGAACTGCGTACAGTTCATTCAAAAACGGAGGCTTCTGAGCAGGTTTCTCAGGTAGACTAGCAGTCTTAGATCCGTAAACCTGTCGCTCAAGATTATCAATCCTGGTCTTATCAATGTTAGACTGGGCCATAAGAGCCTTGACATCAGCCTTTATCTCGTTGACGTCATTCCAGATTAACAGACTTATAATAGACACAAGACTAGGGAAAACCCAGACTTTAAATGCTGCTATAGCTGAACTTTCTCTCTGCATGATTAGCTAGCCTTTATAAGTTTAAACTCATAAACATCCCCAGCAGGCTTTTTTAAACTGATAATCAGTGAGTTAGGGATGATCTTTCCACTCTTGTCCTTACGTACGAAATAGCGAAGATCACCAGGGTGTGGTACAGCTACTTGACCAGCTCCAGGAGCAACATTCTGTGCAGGAATCTCAATCAAGTTGGCAGGAACCTTTTCTCCACTCATCATAGTACCAGGAATAGGAAAACCCAGGACATCCTTCTGGGCGTAAAACTTCTTTGCCATTATATAAAGGTTTATAAACTTAAATTATGTAGACTTTTTAAATACTCTACAATATAATATACGTAATATTGTAGAACTAACCTATATTTGTAGACTAAACCTCCAAGATTTATGGATTCAAAAAGCTACGCAGCTATGCTTGAAAAAAAACTGATTACAGAATTTAAGTCAGTGTTTTATAACAAACTGGGCTATTACCCAACAGTAATAACCCAAATGTATACCTCAGAAAACGCTGAAATACCAATCATGTCTCTTGAAATGTTAGAGGATAACCTTAAACCTTTCATGCCTGTTTTCTTTGACAAACCCACGTGTCTGCAAAGCAGAAGCAGGAACCGGCCTTTAGTAGAACTAAGAAACATCTTCTGCCTACTGGCCAGGCAAATGGGGTATAACCTTACCGTCATTGGTAAGTTTCTGGGTAAAGATCATACAACAGTGATCCATGCCATAACAGCCTGCAAAAACCTGTTAGAAACCTGTGAGCCTTTCCAACACAAGTACACTAGTATCCTTAAAACCTTAAAGAGTAATTATGAGTCATCAACTTTGGACGACACTGATCAAGTACAATGTGAGCCCGAACCAGCTGTACTTCCTTGATTGCTGCCGGAACAAAATCAAACCCACCGGTATTATCAATGAAGACGCAGAAAGACTGGTAGCACAGAACAGAGGACACCTAGATGCAAACGGTAACCTGACCTCAGGAGCCCTGTTTGTACTAGATGAATTTGAGACTCTTCTGGTCAAAACTAAGAAGAAGGTAGCCTCTGAAGTATTGGGTATGAATGCTTTACAATGCATCAACACTTATCGTGAAATGTTCCCTGCTAAAAGAGTTCCCCGGGTAGGCCTCTTAAGACAGACGGTCCAGGAACTTAAACAAAAGTTTATCTGGTTCTTCAAAACCTACCCTGAATTTGACTGGGCACTTGTACTAGATGCCACAGACTATTATATCTACACCAAGGGTAGAGAAAACCTGGAGTATATTACTACCAGCAGCTACTTTATCCAGCGTACAGATACCTCTACTAAGACTAGCAGATCCCTCCTGGCTGACTATTGCCAGATGATTGTAGACAACCCAGAAATTCTTTCAGAAACCTAAAACTTCTACAGATTATTTTTGGAGTTCTACAACAAGTTATCTAAATTTACATCCCCTAAAAAAGAACATGTCCACAGAAAACACAACCCCACATCAGCAAGAACTTAGAAAGATTTTTGATCAGCTGCCCTCAGCTAAACTTTATGGAGATATTAAAGAAGAAGTTAAGCTTATAAACTTCGGTCTTCTTGAAACGCTCGTAGATAAGATGATGACTCAAGCTTACTACAATGGCAAAAACGATGGGTTAAACGAACTAGAGTCTATGGTTAGTGAAACATTCAGCCAATATTAGATCATTTATAGATGAGTACTGAACAAAAAAAGTTTGGACGTAAAAGCTACGTATCCGTTTTAAGAAAAGGACTTAAGTATATAGAAAAAAGACGTAACGGAGACATCAAGAGTCTGCGAACACCATGGCCTGGGTTTAACTCAGCCGGTATAGCAGGACTCGAATGGGGATCTATGCTTACTATCGGTGCCAGACCTGGTGCCGGTAAGACAATGCTTGTATCACAGATACTCCGTGAAGCCCACCGTCTTAATCCTGATCAGCAGTTTAACATACTGGAGTTTCAGTTTGAGATGGGTGATGAACAGTACGCAGCCCGTCAGTTTGCAGGTGAAGTAGCACAGGACTATGGTGTTGTTCTAAGCACTGACAGACAGCTGGATGAATTTATTATAGAAAAAATGAAGCAGTACCTAGCAGAGTGTGAGTATATGGAAAAACAAGGTATCAAACGAGACCTTATATCCGAATCAATCACTTCTGCTGAAATGGAAGAAGTCATCAAGGAAGTATATCTAGAAGGAGGCAGCAAACCACTTATTGTTACGATAGACCATAGCTGGCTTATCAAAAAAAGTGGTGCTGACAAAGACAAATTTGATGTACTCTACAATACTACTGAAATGCTGATGAAGCTTAAGAACAAAATACCAATCATTGTTCTGATGATCACCCAGCTAAACAGAAGTATAGATGAAGCTGCTCGTAAGGTATCCGGTTCTATTGCAAACTACCCAACAAGCTCTGACATCTTTGGCGGTGACGCTTTGATGCAGGGTTCAGACATGGTAGTAGTTCTGTCAAGACCCTGGAAATCTGATATAAAAAGCTATGGTCCGTATGCTTACGAAGCTAAAGAAGATGATGTTTTCCTACACCTGCTCAAAGTAAGAAACGGTGATGAAAAGAAAAGCATCATATTTCTAAAGATGTTTGGTAAGCAGCAACGCATGGCAGAAGTACCAGAACCTACTGCTGCAAGACCAAATGGTTTTGTAAGGTTTACAGAAAGAGCCGGTAACGGTAATCAAAGAAACATATCAGCTCCTATTGGAGAAGAGATCTAAAACACAATATCATGTTTACAACAGCACACCCACCAACACGTAAGAGGCTGACGTACCAGGAGTACAAAGCCTTAAGTCAAGATGAACAAAAAAAGTACAAGGCAGAAATCCTAGAAGATTTTCGTGAGCATCATTATAGGCTTATAGAAAATCTTGGTATCAGCCGTTTGGACTTTAACATGAAGATGCCTTTCTACGACAAGCAAGCTCGTAACGTAGTAGGTATCTTTTCATCAGAGTTCAAGAAAGAAAAAGGTTTCTATTTTGAACTAATTACAAATGAGTTTGAACCACTAGATTCAAGCCGAACAGTTTACAAGATTCCATACAATCCAAACTTTGAGGAAGAGTATGAGCTTAACGAAAGAGGTTCTTATCTAGTTCCTCTAGAAGAACTTAGAATAGTTAACGCCAGCAGTATTGCTATCAGCGGTACATCTGCCATACTAGAAGATGTCCCAACAAAAACGGTAGCTGCTCCTAAACCTTCTGTTGCTTACAAAGCTCCTGGACCAATGGAAGATGCCCTTTATCAAGAAATGACTATAAGGGATTTCTATGCTATCCATACAGGAAAACCTGTAAGCTCTAAGTCTTGGCTTAACGAACTAATAAAATCACAGAAGTAATATGGCAAATGGAATCTTAGTTATCGCGGAAAGCGGTGCTGGCAAGTCTACCTCTATAGAATCACTAGATCCTAAAGAGACATTTATTATTAACGTAGCTAACAAACCCTTGCCTTTCAAAGGCTGGAAAAAGAAGTATGTGCTCTGGAGTAAAGACAACCCTAGTGGTAACCTTTATTCAGGTTCTACTGCACAGCAAATAGAAGCATGTCTTGGCTATGTAAATACTAAGCGTCAAGAGATCAAGACTATAGTTATAGATGACTTTCAGTATATGAGTTCCTTTGAGTTCTTTGACCGTGTAGATGAGAAAGGTTACGAAAAGTTCACCCAGATTGGTGGACACCTAGCTCGTATTGCACGAATGCCTAAAGATCTCAGAGATGACCTGACTATCTTTTTCTTAACTCACGCAGAAGAATCTACCGACATGGAAGGCAAACGTAAGTTTAAAGCCAAGACTATCGGTCGTATGGTAGATGAGAAGCTGACCTTTGAAGGTCTGTTTTCTATGGTTCTTTTCGGTAAAGTAAAGAAAGATAAAGATGGTACTATCCGGTATGTGTTTGAGACTCAGACTACCGGTGACAATACCTGCAAGAGTCCCAAGGGAATGTTCCCTGATTTTGAAATACCTAATAACCTGGCATACGTCAAAGATGCAATCCAGGCCTATGAAAACTAGTATCTATTTTTTCTAACAAATACAAAACAGACAGTATGTTCAGTACACAAGGACAAGAAGTCAAGACAGGAGGCGGCTTAGCAAAGTCGTTACAACCAGGGGTAGTTTATGCCCACATCAACAGTGGCCAGTTAAGAACCTCAAACAAGGGTGACAAGAAAAGCCTAGAGCTTTATCTTGAAGGACCTGAGTTAGAGAACTTTGAGGGCTGGTCTATAGACAAAGACAATCCAGATGGACCTAAGTACAAGGGTCAAACTGGTCGTGTTAGTGCAACCATCTGGACAGATGAGTTCAACAACGGAAACGTATCTCGCAATGAGATCATGTACAAACTTACCATGATTGCCACAGAGTTGGGTCTTCGTGATGAACTAAACCGTATCCAGGCTTCTTCTATTGAAGACTGGGCTACACAGGCTCTAAATCTAGTAAAAGGAAAGAAACTGTACTGGTTCCTTAAGGGCACCGAAGAAGAGTACAACGGTAAAACCATTATCAAGCTGTCTCTTCCTAAGTACAAGTTTGTGTCTGCAGAAGAAGACAAACTAGACAAGTTTGATAAAAACAATAAGTACCACTATAAAGCTTTGATCACTAGACCAGTGAGCAGCTTTGAGCCGGCTACTGATGATTTTGAGATGTAATCATCTTATTTCTCTATCCATTCAACGGGGGGTGTTTCTACACTCCCCTCATTTTTTTTCTCCTTTAAAATGGATGGTTTATGTTTAAAACAAAGAACCTGGTACATGACATGAAAGATGTACCAACACCCTGGATATTTGAGCACTACTGCAAACTAAAAGAGAAACTAAACGGACATGATGTAAAAATCAAAAGTCTTTTTAATTCCAAGGAACGTACTCCTAGCATGTGTATCTATTTTGATGCAAACAAAAAGATGTACCGGTATAAAGATTTTTCTTCTGGTAAAGGTGGTTCAGCCATAGATCTGGTTAAAGAACTTACAGAACTGCCATATCATAAAGCTTGCCAGCAAGTGGTAGAAAAGTACAATGACTTTGTACTACACAATAACGGTGGTTATGATGTGCAGGAATTTAAACAGGCATCTAAGTACAAAGTAGTCAGCTTTAAGAAACGTCAGTGGAGTACACAGGACCAGTACTACTGGACCCAGTATAATATTGGTACGCGACTCTTGACTGAACATAACGTAGTACCCCTAGAGTCTTACCTAATGGTAAAAGATGATAAAGAACTGCGTATTACAGGTAACTACATGTATGGATACTTTAAAGCTGACGGTACCTTGTATAAAATCTACCAGCCCAAAACCCTGGACAAGAAATTCATCAAAGTAACTGACTACGTACAAGGCTCTGAGCAAGTAAAGAACAATGATTTCCTGTTAATCACAAGCTCTCTAAAAGACATCATGTCTTTAAAAAGCCTTAAACTTAAACTGGACGTAATAGCTCCAGACTCTGAGAACTCTCTAATCAAGAAGGAAACGATGACCGAGTATCTGAAAAACTATAAAAAGATCATCGTCATGTTTGACTATGATGATGCCGGTATCAAAGCCATGGAAAGATATAAAGAACTCTATCCTGAACTGGTGACAACAGTCTTACCTATGAGTAAAGATCCTTCTGATTCTATTAAGGACTTTGGACCCAAAGAAGTGTTCTTAAGAATAGTACCAATACTAAACAGAAAGTTGGAGAACTAATTATATTCTACAGTATATTTGTAGAACTTAATATCCAACCCTATGCAAGAACCTTGGTTCTATAAAGACAAGCCTATAAACAATATAGAAGACCTGCCGGATTATGAAAAGGTCCAAGGGTTTGTATACATGATACAGGATACTGTAACATTCAAAAGCTATATAGGCAAAAAGATCCTGCGTAATACACGTAAGAAGAAGATTTCACAGAAAGTAAAAAAAGTTACAAAGACCCGTAAGACGTACGAACGTACAGTAAAAGAGTCTGACTGGAAGGATTACTATGGATCTTCTAAAGTACTCCTTGCAGATATTCAGAAGTATGGTAAGCAGCGGTTTAAGAGAACTATCATAGAACTCTGCTGCTCTAAAAAATACCTTACGTACGCAGAAGTAGCCTGGCAGATCAAGCTAGATGTACTTAGACTTAACAACTACAACGGAAACATCTTGGGCCGTTATTATCCCCGGGATATGGAAAACTGTTTCTAATGCAAAACGTAGAAGTAAAAGCATGCCCTAGTAGTGTGGCAGACCTGCAAAGTAAATACGATGAACTAGTAGAGTTCCTCCAATACGAGAACGCTTATACCGTAGATACTAAATCTGAAAAACGTATCCGTGTAAAACTAATAGAATTAGGAGTATGGCCATCACCACAGAACAACTAATACAGAAGTATCCAAAGATATTTCAGCAGTACGAAGGGAACCCTGGTATGGTAAACTGGTTTGGTGTACCAGACGGTTGGTTACCAGTAATAGATAAGCTCTGTGGTTCTATGCAAAGGTATATAGACAATCATATTTCCTATACAAAAAATGGTGAGTACAGACCGGCCCAAGTTACCTGCAGTCAAATGAAAGAAAAGTTTGGAGGCTTACGCTTCTATACTGACGGACATGATGAAGTTGTAGAAGGTATGATTAACATGGCTGAGTATATCTGCTCATATACTTGTCAAGAGTGTGGGTCAGAAGATAATATCGGCCATACTAGCGGATGGATTACTGTACTCTGTCAAAATTGTGCTAGAGATAAACATAACTGGAAACCCTTAAACGCTAAACCAGATGTCAACTTTTAAAGAATGGTTTCAATCTGAAGAATACCAGCAGTTAAATAAGTTCATGCAAGAAGCAGAAGAAAAGATTATAAACGGACTAAACAATGATCTTTCTCAAAGTATGGTAACCGACATCCGAAACTGGCGTGTAGGTGACGGTCCTGAAGATATAAACACACACAGCTGGAGAGGAGTAGCTAGACTCTTTGTAGAAAAGTATCCGGAGTTTTCCGATGAACACAGTATAGTAGCAGGTAACCAAATCAGCGGCATGCAACTATGTGATGCCGCTATGAAATTACTAAAACAAAAACCCGAAGAAGGATGGAACTAGAATCTATCATGCAAGAATCCGTAGGGATCTTAGAAAAAGACTTTTACAGTAAAAAGTTTTATTACTCTTATAGTAGCCTGAATAAACTGATCTGGAATCCTCAGATCTTTTATCAGATGTATGTACTAGGACTAAAAGAAGAAAAGCTAGAGCAACACCTTGTTCAAGGTAAGCTTATACATCTTCTGCTTTTAGAACCTGAAATGTTTGCTGAGGAGTTTATGATGACCCCTGGTACTATTCCTAGTGGCAACTTAAGAACAGTAATAGACCGTGTGTTTCGTCACTATGCAGAACTCTCTCGCAACGGTGACGACCGTACAGAACTTGCACAGTTTGACGGAGCTATTCTGGATGTTATGGCAGATATGAACTACTTCCAGAACCTGAAGACTGACCAGCAGCGTCTTGATAAAATCATCACTGCAGAAGCAGTAAGCTACTGGGAGTTCTTAAAAACTAAAGGTAACAAGACTCTTGTAGATCCTGACACCTTAAAGTTCTGCCAAGACGCAGTAGAAATTATAAAGACCAACCAGCAGGTATGCAGCCTTATCGGTTGTAATGTAACTGATTTTGATAACAAAGAAGTTATCAATGAAAAAAACATACTGATAGACTTACCTAACCAAGCTTATGGACTTAAAGGTATAATAGACAACCTGGTTATAGATCATGATAATAGAACAATCTTTGTTAATGATATCAAGACTACATCCAAAGATCTCAAGGATTTTCCTGAGAGTATAGAGTATTATTCTTACTGGCTTCAAGCTGTGGTCTACATGATCATGGTAAGTCAAGTATACGCTCAACTTTTAAACAATGGATACCAGGTCAAGTTCCACTTTGTGGTAATTGATCGTACGTTCCAAAGTTATGCTTTCCCTGTATCTGAAAAAACCCTGAACAGTTGGTTGGACCGGTTCACAGAATGTATAAAGAAAGCAGAATGGCATTATCAAAACAGGAGCTACGATCTTCCTTATGAGTTTGCTCAAGGTCTCGTAGTTCTCTAAAAGAGAACGGAATGATAGATAGCTTGTATACCAAGTATTTTCAGAAGTCAAGGTCTTTTTTATTCCCTGCCCTGGGAGTAAAAAAGACTGCGAACTTCTCCCCTGCCGGTACCTATATATCAATTAACGGTATAGTAGAGCCGGAGGATATGAAATTAGTATGTGCGTATAAAGAAAACGAGAGTGAAGGCTACAAGATTTTTGAAGAGCAGATGCTCATAACTAATCCACTATTTAGCCAAGTACTTCACATCCGTGATTACAATTTGTATCTGTTTGATTATCAAACATATATGGATGACTGGTTTAACTTCATGCTGGGTAAATACTCCAAATTGTCCCCTGTGTTAAAACGGGCTATCAAGACTTACTATGGAGATACATCTAGTGAGTATAAGTATATAGAATCTTACCTGTTTCCAGATAGGTTCTATGAAGTCTATGCCAAGCTACTAGATGTTGACTTGTACATGTTACAAAAGATCGGGGAACTATGTGACCCATGTGACTTAAAAAAAGAAACTTTAAAAATACCTGTAGAAGATTTGGAGATCTTGCAGAAAACCACTTAATTTTGTAGAACTAATCTGTAGAACTATGAATAAATCAATGATGCTCGTTACCGGCAGCTGGGGTAACAATAAGACATTTAAAATGATCCCTATTGAAGCTGACTGCCCATACAACGAAGCAATTTTTGACCGTGATAGTAAAGTACTTGCTTTGATCGGTAAAGAAAAGAAACAAAGTATGCATATGGTTGCCAAGCTTGATGACCATGGTGATGTTAAAACAATGAAAGTAGGACGTAGAGCTAATGGTAAAGATTATGCTGAAGAGCGTAAGACATTAGAAAGTTATTACGAGTACTACATAGAAAATCCAGAAGATATCAAAGACATAGTTAACTCTTTTGCAATAAACGCAGATGTGTTTGACTATGCTCAATACATGGAGCAGGCTTATACAGAAGCTCCATCGTCCAATCTTATTACTGTTTAAGGACAGCCCTATGACCAAAACCAACCAAGGCAGTTAACTCTGCCTTTTTTTGGCAACAGTAAAAAGGGGGAACAGCTTAACTGAACATCCGTATCATGACCAACCAAAAAACACACTGGGTAATGGACTACGAAACACTTGTAAACTGTTTCGTGGCAGTATTCCAGCATTACAAAGATGATAACGTAAGACACGTCTTTGTAATACACCAAGACAGAAATGACTTTGCAAAGTTTGTAAAGTTTCTGAACCGGTGTAAGAAAGATAAAGAATGGCATATCTCATATAACGGTCTTGCTTTTGATGCCCAGATAACTCAATGGATGCTGGACAATCAACAAGAACTTCTCAAACTAAATACAGAGGAGTTAATCAAAGCCATATATGATTATGCTCAGAAGACTATTAATCGTACTGACAGAGGAGAGTTTGCCGAGTATCCCCTATTCAAACTAAAGATCAGACAGATTGATCTCTTTAAGATGAACCACTGGGATAACCGTGCTAAGATGAGCTCTCTTAAATGGATACAGTACTCTATGGATTGGCAGAATGTAGAAGAGATGCCACATCCGCACTATCAACCTGTTACAGACAGTAACCAATTAGGAATGATAGTCAAGTATTGTCTTAACGACGTACTGTCTACAAAGAAAATTCTAGAGCATAGTAAAGAACAGATCGTTCTGCGTCAGACTCTGACCAGAGAATACGGTATTGATCTATACAGTGCTTCAGAGCCAAGAATATCTAAAGAACTATTCCTACACTTCCTGCATCAAAAGATCGGATGGGCCAAGGCTGATATCAAACAGCTGCGTACTCCCAGACCGTACATTATTTTGGCTGACTGCATACTTCCCTATGTACAGTTTAAAACGCCAGAGTTCCAGGAAGTACTGGATTACTTCAGAAAAAAAGTTATCACTTCTACTAAGGAAGGTTTCAAGCACAGTGTTACATATCGTGGTATACGCACAGACTATGGTCTTGGCGGTATCCATGGTGCAGCTGATGCAGGTCTGTATGAAGCTGAACCTGGTTGGACAATAATGACTTCAGATGTTACTAGCTTCTATCCTAATCTTGCTATCAAAAATGGGTTTCATCCCGAACACCTTCCTAAGAAAGAGTTTGGAGAATTGTACGAATGGTTCTTTGAAGAACGTAAGAAGATTCCTAAAACGGATCCCAAGAACTACGTCTACAAGATCATCCTGAACTCAACCTACGGTCTCACAGGTGATGAAAACTCTTTCCTGTACGATCCCCGGATGACTATGCAGATTACTATTAATGGGCAGCTGTTACTCAGCATGCTTTATGAAATGATCTGTACGGAGATACCTGACGCCATACCGCTAATGCAAAACACAGACGGTCTGGAAACAATGATTCCTTCTGCTGCCGTAGGCAAGTACATGGATATCTGTTCCAAATGGGAGCAGATGACCCAGCTCGCACTTGAACACGACCAGTACAAGAAGATGATTATCAGGGACGTGAATAACTACATAGCCATCACTACCAAAGACAAAGTAAAATGCAAGGGTGCGTTTGAATGGGAGGATCTAGATAAAAAGAAAGTAGCTGTCTTTCATAAGAACAAAAGCTTTCTGATAATCCCCAAAGCTATCTACGCCTATTTTGTAAACGGTATTATGCCTGAAGACTTCTTGGCTCAGAATCAAGATATCACAGACTATTGTGCAGGTGTAAAAGCTAAAGCCGGCTGGTACTATGAAGAAAGAAATATAGTAGAAGGTCAGCTAACAATAGAACGTCTTCAGAAGATCGTAAGATACTATGTATCTAATACAGGAGGCAAGCTTGTAAAGTGTCATAAGGACGGAAGAGAGATCCAAGTAGAGTCAGGACAGTGGCTACAAACTGTAGTCAATTTCATAGACAATGACAAACCTTTTAGTTCTTACGACATCAACCTACAGTACTATCTAGAGGAGATATACAAGCAGATAGCCCAGATAGAAAAGGTCAAACCCAAGTCATTTACACAACTATCACTTTTTTAAAACCACAGTTATGCCAGTAAAAACACAATTTGTAACTGAGCAGCACATCCGTAACGCAGCATTACCTCAACATGGTAAGCGTTACACAGTAATCCCACATGGGTACGTCATTGACCAGACCCGTGCAGAACTAGCCAACGCTGGCTTTGTAATCAACCAAGAGCTGTATAAAACCAGCCTTGATGGACAAGTAGCTCAAGGTGTTTATCACCTGAACTACGGAACAGACCAAGACATGGGTCTCATGTTTGCCTGGTCTAACTCTTATAACAAGATGATGAGGTTCAAGTGTGCCGTTGGTGCACAGGTCTTTATCTGTATGAACGGAGTAGTCTCAGGAGATTTGGCTAACTATAAACGCAAGCATACCGGCTCTGCATTAGTAGATGTAACCAATTCTATCCAGTTTCAGATTAATCATGCCAAGGAATATTATAATAACCTGGTAGCAGACAAAGAGATGCTTAAACAGGTACACTTAACCAAGTCACAACAAGGTTCTATGATAGGCAGGTTATTTATAGAGCAGGAGATTCTCACGCTCACACAAATCGGTATGGTACAAAGAGAGATTGAAAAGCCTACTCACCAGTACAGTATTAATCCTAACTCAGCTTGGGATCTTTATAACCACGTCACACTGGCTCTTAAAGATTCTCATCCACTGAACTATCTCAGTGATCACCAGAAAGTCCACAACTTTTTTGTGAACGAGTTGGGTCAGCTTCAAAACACTTACGCTGCTGTAGAAGAAGATACTGAAGAAATTCTGAATATAGTAGAAACAGAGGAGGAACAGGAATTCAATACCGCTTACGGTGTAATGTTTAACTAATAAAAGAAGGGGGTAGTTCTTCTACCCCCGCCTTTTCCTATGGCAGAAGTACTAAGTCAACATACGGTTAGTGAGTTATTTCAGTCAGTACTCCAGCACGCCAAGTGTATAGAGATCAGAATAGACTATGCAAAAACCCTGACCAGTCAGAAACAAAAACATGTATTAAACAGTGCACTAACTAAAGTAACTGGAGCTATCAACACAATCTGTGATCTGCTTCCCAGTTCTGACAGTGTACTGAAAGTAAAGAAAGATCTAGATAAGTCTGACCTGGTTTATGTAATGGTTCTTACAGAACAGCTTATGAAGATTAAACCAGATGATATGGAAGAAATAGTAGACGTCATAGATAAATTTCTAATAGAGAAATATGGAGAACCTGAGCAACAAATGCAAAGCTACAGGGAAAATGAGGTATCCTGATCCAGGAGCTGCTAAGGAAGCCATAACAAGAATAAAATCAACAGGTAGATTCTATGATCACATACAAGGTAAAAGGGTTAACAGACGGGCTGGTAAGCCAGGACAGTGCAGGTACTACTATTGTAAGCATTGCCATGGCTGGCACCTCACTAGTAAAGAACAATCCAAGTCCTTAAGAAAGTTAAAAGAAGATAGAAAGATCCAGATCAAAGATGTACTCCTGAATAAAGAAGAAGCAGCAGAATGGAAAAAGAACTCAATCCCTTTCCCTGATATAAAACTAAATGAACTATGATAATCGGTATAAACGGCTACTCTGGATCTGGTAAAGACACAGTAGGCAAACTAATACAAATAGCCGCATGTAATGATCTACCCGAAGGTCAAGACATAGATGACATACTTAAAGACTACGCTCACAACGAGTGGTGGATAGAAGAAAAGTCCGGATGGGAAATTAAGAAATGGGCCGGTAAGCTTAAGACCATAGCGTCACTACTTACCGGAATCCCGGAAGAGAAGTTTGAAGACCAGGAATTCAAGAAGACCAACCTTGGACCTGAATGGAATAAAACAGTAAGAACATTCGGTGAATATTATGACGGGCATGTAGAAGATTGGACAGATACACAAACACCAATGACTGTAAGAGACTTCTTACAAAAACTTGGTACAGAAGGTCTCCGTACAGGACTACATGAAAACACCTGGGTCAATGCTTTGATGGCAGACTATGAATGTGTTCCTGCAGACCGTGCCCCTAATGGTTGGGACTGTAACAACTGGATTATTACAGACACACGCTTTCCTAATGAAGCTAAAGCTATTAAAGATGCAGGTGGTATAGTAATCCGAGTAGACCGTCCTGGAGTTAGTGCAATAAATGCACACCCTTCTGAGACTGGACTAGACAACTGGGACTTTGATCATAAGATTATGAACGGCTCTGACATGGTTTCATTACTCTTTACTGTAGGTAGTATACTACGTAAAGAAAAACTAATATGAATATCATTATATGATAAAGCAAACTGTAGTTGATTGGCTAGTTTCTAGAATTAATAGAACCAGTTACGATAAAGTAGCTGAACTAATAGAACAAGCTAGACAGATGGAGTATCAGCAACGAATAGCCGACTATAATGTGGGTTATACGGATGCTCAATGTAATCATGTTAATGATGCTGAAAACTACATTAATGAGGAAAAATATTTAAACAATGAAGATCCTACACATATCTGATACTCATGGGTTTCATGGTACATTTCCTGATGAAAGATTTCAGGATATAGACGTAGTAGTGCACAGTGGTGACTGCAGTAACTACAGAGACCCGTATCGTAACAGCAACGAAGTACTAGACTTTATAGAGTGGTACAAAAATGTACCTGTAAAACACAAGATCTATGTAGCAGGTAATCATGATACTTCCATAGAACGTCGTCTAGTTACCCCTGGGTATTTTGCTGAAGCCGGAATTATCTACCTAGAAAACCAAGCAACTATTATAGACGGAGTCAAGTTCTACGGTAGTCCTATTACCCCAAGCTTTTGTGACTGGTCATTCATGAAAGCAAGAGACAAAACACATAAAGTGTGGCAGATGATTCCTGATGACACAGATGTATTAATAGTCCACGGACCCCCGAAAGGAGTCAGGGACTTAAGCTTTGACCGAGAAGGAGACCTAGAAATGTGTGGAGACCTGTCTCTTATGAAAAGATGCTGGGCTCTAAAGGACACATTAAAGCTAGTTTGTTTCGGTCATATACATAATATGAAGGGTGTTGACACTAACCAAGGAGTGGCACACTATTCCCGTACCAAAACTGTATTCTCAAATGCAGCCTGTGTGTACGATGGCAGGTTTGACCTTGGACTTACATCACACGGAAATATTTTAGAACTATGACTACTGAAAAAGTAAACCGCAGAAACCTCTCCGGCATCTACATCTTTTACAAGTTTGAGGATGAAGAGCGTAGAGAACCTACTGTATTTGAAGACTGCCCTGAAGCAAAACAAGATGAATGGCTTTTGTCACTTGATACAGAAGCTCTTAAAAATTTAGCTAAACAACTCGGTAGAACTATAAGATCTATCGGTGATCAATTAGATTTATATGCAAACTAGACCAAAACTTACAGAAGCAGAAGTGCTATTTATGCACTACAAAAAAGGTATGGCTGGCAGCGGTATGACTGCACTTATTGAAGCCATTTGGAAACTTGATAGAAAAAACCGAGCTAAGATAGCTCTTGGTTTTCC